TTCGGTGCGCAGATGTTCAACATCCCAAACCTCACCAAAGAATCGCATCCTGACCTACGTCAGTCAGCGAAGAGCGCGTTGTTGGGCTGTGGTTACGGACTGGGTTGGGCTTCATTCGCCTCGCAGCTATTGGTTGGGTTCCTTGGTGCACCGCCTCAGAGGTACGACTTAGCATTTGCAAAGAAGCTCGGCGTCACGCAAGACCAAGCGGTTCGCTTTCTTGAGTGGGATGTCAACGTCGAGAAGCTCGAAGCCATTCCCCATACATGCACTACCAAGGAGCTTGTGATCCACTGCCTTGCAGCCAAGGCCATCATCGACAAGTACCGCGCAACGGCTACGCCTGTGGTGTCGTTCTGGGATATGTGCGGGGAGCTGATCGACTNCAGCCTGTACAGGGGCAAAGAGTACACGCACAAGTGCCTGACCTTCAAGAAGGGCCAGATCATTCTACCAAGCGGGATGAGCTTACTGTATCCTGACTTGAACATCCGCCGTACCAAGGATGAGAAGACGGGCAAAGAACAAAAAGAATGGACATACGGTGAAAACCGTACTAAGATATACGCAGGAAAGATTACCAACAACGTCACGCANGGCGTAGCGAGATGCGTGATGACGGANGGTATGGTTAGAACTGCAAAGAGGTACTTTGTAGCGGGAACAGTGCATGACGAGCAGATCGTTGTGGTTCCTGATGCAGAGGTACAAGAGGCNAAGACATGGGTCTTGGCCCAGATGACTATGGAGCCGCCCTATATGCCGGGCATTCCATTGGACGCTGACGGTGGTGCACACCGTAGGTATGGACTGGCTAAGAATTAAAAGGAGGAAGTATGCAAATACCAACAACAGTTCGCGTAGGCAAACACAGATACTCTGTCGAGGTTGTGGAGGCCATGCTGCGCAAATACACAAGGGCTCGGGTGTACTACGGTACACGTCGCATCGAGCTTGGTCGCAACAGCAACGTGACAGGCAAGCGGTTCAGCGACACGCAGATGACGGATGCCTTCTGGCATGAAGTCACACACGCAATCCTCAACGACATGGGCCGCGACACACTCAACCGTGACGAGAAGTTTGTCACCGAGTTTGCCAACCGACTGACACAAGTAATCAAGACTGCGAAGTTCGAATGAAAGATTGCAAAGTACAACAAAATCTTTTATGCTGCTTGCATGTACACAAAAGACCAACTTGAGCCGCTGCTGCAATACGCCCCTGAAGAGGGGGCGTTCTACTGGCGCGTTGATAACCGACACCCAAAAGCTCGTAAGGGTATGCGGGCCGGAAGAGTTAACGCGTTAGGGCGTGCCCAGATAGGTGTAGCACGCAAGCAGTTGTTCGTACACAAGCTGGTGTGGCTGTTTGAGACAGGTGTATGGCCCACAGAAATGATCGACCACATCAATGGCGATCCCCTCGATAACCGCTTTAAAAATTTACGCTTGTCCAACCACAGGCTTAATGGCCAAAACCAAAAAGCGCACCGCCCAAAAAATAAATCGACGCAACTGCTTGGCGCTAGCTGGCATAAGCGGCACAACCGTTTTATTTCTTTTATTAAACTGGACGGGGTACGAAAGCACCTTGGCTACTTTGATACCGCTCAAGAAGCGCATGCCGCTTACATAACCGCAAAACGCATTCTCCACCCCGCAGGAAATCTATGAACATAGCTTGGTCACACTCGGCATTAAAACAGTATGAACAATGTGCAAGACAGTACCACGAGGTCAAGGTCTTGAAGAAGTACCCCTTCCAAGAGACTGAGGCAACACGGTACGGCACGGACGTGCATGCAGCCATCGAGCATTACATCTTGGACGGCACACCCATCCCTGAGAAGTACGCGCAGTTCAAACCTGTGGTGGACGCTATGTTAGCTAAGCCCGGACGCAAGCTGGCCGAGCATGAGATGGGCGTCACGGCTGACCTACGCCCTACTGGGTTCAAGTCTGAGGATGTGTGGGTGCGCGGCATTGCCGACATTCTTATCATCGACGACGACAACCTGACAGCGTGGGTGGGTGACTGGAAGACGGGCAACAACCGTTACCCTGATCGTGACCAGCTCGTGCTCATGTCTCTCATGGTGTTCGCACACTTCCCGCACATCCGCAAAGTTAACTCTGCCTTGCTGTTCATCGTCAAGGATGATATGGTCAAGATGCAGATGCAACGCGATCAGGCTGAAGCGATCTGGTGGAAGTACCGTGAGCGTGTAGCCCGCCTCGAGGGCAGCTTTGCAAACGATGTGTGGAACCCCACATCAACACCCTTATGCGGCTGGTGTCAGGTCACTGGCTGCGAGTTCAACCCCAAGCACTAGGAGCCAAACATGGCACAGCCCTCAAGCAAAAGAAATTACGCAAAAGAGTACGCCGAGTACCACGGCAAGCCCGAACAGATTGCCAACCGAGCAGAGCGAGTCAAGGCCCGCCGCATCATGGAGAAGTCCGGCCAAGCCAGCAAAGGTGACGGCCTCGATGTTGACCACATCAAGCCACTGAAAAGTGGTGGCACTTCAGCCAAAGGCAATCTGCGGATGCGTAGCGTGGCAAAGAATCGCGCAAGCTCAAAAAAATAAACGGAGAAGCAAGTGGAAATAGTCGACGACAAGGCACTCATACTACGCACACGAAACCCTCACAAGTACAGCATCATCCCCAAACACAAAGTCGTTGAGACACACGATGATGGTTCTGCGTCTGTTGCTGTGTACTGGGGGTTGGATGAGGCGAGGGTACTGCGTAATCTGGGGGTCAAGAACGTACCCTCACCGATCACGCGGCGTTACAACTGGCCCGGACGTTACACGCCTATGGCCCACCAAGTGGAGACAGGTGCGTTCCTTACCATGTACCGCAGAGCATTCGTGTTCAGTGAGCCGGGCACAGGCAAGACGCTCTCAGCATTGTGGGCAGCAGACTACTTGATGAAGCTGGGCAAAGTCAGGCGCGTACTGATCTTGTGCCCGCTGTCAATCATGCACAGCGCGTGGATGGGAGACATCAACAGCAGCATCATTCACAGGTCTGCCGTTATCGCGCACCATCCGCAAGCTGCTCGGCGCATTGAGATGATCCAGCATGACTACGAGATCGTCATCACCAACTACGAGGGGCTCAACCTCATCGCAGAAGAAGTGGTGGCCGATGGTCGGTTTGATCTGGTGATTGTGGATGAGGCCAACGCGTACAAGACCCCCACTACTCGGCGCTGGAAAGCGCTCAACTCCATCCTGACACCCAACACATATCTGTGGATGATGACGGGCACCCCTGCCTCGCAGTCTCCTGTGGATGCGTATGGCTTGGCCAAGCTGGTCAATCCCGATGGTGTGCCTCGGTTCTTCACCGCATGGCGCGATCAGGTCATGAACAAAGTAACGATGTTCAAGTGGGCACCCAAGGCTGACGCCAAGGACAAAGTGCATGAAGCCTTGCAGCCAGCGATACGGTTCACCAAAGCCCAATGCCTTGACCTGCCGCCAGTGCTGACGGTGACTCGCCAAGTCCCGCTGACCCCACAGCAAAAGAAATATTACGAGATGCTCAAAGACCGCATGCTAGTGCAGGCCGCTGGTGAGACCATCACGGCGGTCAATGCCGCTGCTGGCGTGAGCAAGCTCTTGCAGATCAGTTGCGGGGCAGCGTACACAGATGACAAAGAGGTGGTGACCTTCGACTCAGCGCCGCGCTTGGCTGTGCTGGAGGAGATACTGGAGGAGACGGACCGCAAGGTCATTATCTTTGCGCTGTTCCGTAGCACCATCGATACGATAAGTCAGCACCTGACCAAGAAGGGAATCGCCAACGAGTGTATCCATGGCGACATCACCCCAAGCAAACGCGGCCAGACCATTAACAGATTCCAGACCGAAGATCAACCCCGTGTGCTGGTCATGCAGCCCGCTGCTTCTGCCCACGGGATTACCCTGACCGCTGCCGATACGGTGGTGTTCTACGGCCCGTTGATGAGCGTTGATCAGTACATCCAATGCTGCGCACGAGCCGACCGCAAGGGGCAGACGTCCGATAAAGTTACTGTCATACATATCGAAGGCAGCCCCATCGAGAAGAGGATGTTCACCGCTTTGGCCGGGAAAGTTAGTGACAACTCACTTCTGACCCAAATGTTCGACACTGAAATTAAATCTTAAAAAGGAGTATGCAAAGCCCAAAAAACCCGTGTACACTGTCCAACCTTAGACACCAATAACAGGAGAAGTAGATGAGTGAAGAAGTCATACCGCTGGATAAACTGGCGAAGATATACCGTAAGCTGCGTGGCAAGATCACTGAGCTGACGCAAGAGTACGACACGCAAGTGGAGACGCTCAAGGCTCAGCAAGACGAGATCAAGAACGCAATGAAAGATCAGATGAAGGCGCTTGGCGTCACATCTGTACGAACTCCAGAGGGCACGGTTGTGTTGTCTGTGAAGACGCGTTACTCCACACAAGACTGGGACGAATTTAAAAAGTTCGTGCTGGCCAATGAAGCCATTGAGCTTCTGGAGAAGCGCATCGCGCAGACCAACATGGCGCAGTTCTTGGAAGAAAACCCGGGCAGCATGCCTCCCGGCCTCAACTCGTCGTCCGAGTACGACATATCTGTACGTAAACCAACATGACCAAAGCAAAACAAACCGTGACCGAAATGGTCGAAGAAACCCTTACGGCCTTGGCCGTCCCCTCTACCGCCGAAGTAGACGGCAACGACTACTGGAAACGCGAAGCTGCACTGGATAAAGCCATCCAGTTTCATAAGACCAACGGCGGCATGCTGCACCCTGCACAGCTCGTCGATCACGCACAAGTATTTTTAACCTTCCTCAACGGAGAAACCAAATGAGCAACGTAGCCCTCTTCAACCCTTCCCAAGTCCCTGCGTTTGCACGCAACGCTGAGCTGTCCGCAACTACACTGGCTCTGGCTGGTGGCGCTGCCCCCTCTGGCCTTAAGCGTGTCTCGATCAAAGGCGGCGTGTTCCGTCTGCTGTCTGGCGGCAAAGAGATCGCTGCTATCGATGAGCGTTATCTGGACGTCATCATCGTCAAGGCCGCGCCCAAGGTCAGCCGTATTTTCTACGCTGGCTCCTATGACAAGGACGCTGCCGCTGCTGCACCTGACTGCACATCCGCTGACGGTGAGAAGCCCGATGCTGGCGTGAAGAACAAGCAGGCATCAAGCTGCGCCCAGTGCCCACAGAACATCGCAGGCTCGGGCACCGGCCAGACTCGTGCGTGTCGTTATCAGCAGCGCCTCGCTGTGGTCTTGGCTAACAACCCTGAAGGCGATGTGCTGCAGGTCACCCTGCCTGCTACGTCGATCTTTGGTAAAGAAGATGGCGGCAAGCGCCCACTGCAGGCGTACGCCCGTTACATGGCAGCGCAGACTCCTCCTGTGAACCTCGACACCATTGTGACCCGCATGAAGTTCGACACCAAGGCCGAGTCGCCCAAGCTGGTGTTTGAAGCTGCACGCTGGTTGACCGATGAGGAGTATGTGGCTGCGCAGGATCAGTCGCACTCCAGCGAAGCTGCCAAGGCAGTGTCGGCTACCCCTGCGGCTACGGATGGCGTTGCTGTTGCACCGTTGGCTATTGAAGGCAAACGCCCTGCACCCATGCCCGCCGTTGAGATGGAAGAGGAAGAAGCTGAAGTGTTGGCAACTGCGACAACACCAAGCAAGAAGGCCAAGGCCAAGGCTGAGCCCGTTGTGGAAGAAGTCGAGACCGAAGAGCCCGAAGTGCGCAAGGCCCCTGCTGCCAAGCCTACTGCCGTGCCAGCTAAGAAGTCCAAGCTGGCTGATATTGTTTCTGACTGGGATGACGAATAATGGCACGCTCTCCTGAATCCGCACCACGCGACAGCCAACTGGTACTCAAGCTGGGGGACATCATGTATGTGCCTCACTACCGCAACAAAACCATTTACGTGGGCCCCGGCTACCCGCGCCTGAACCAGAACCGTTTTAGCAAAGACGATCTTCTGACCGCAGGCGCAAAGTATGTCGAGAAGCTTTTGTGGGTGCGCGGGGACCACGGCGTTGTAACAAGCGCGAACCCATAAACGAATCGGGGCTGAACAGGGTGATGGACGCTATCTCCTGAGCCGTTAGTAAGCCCCACCATATAACCCAAGGAAACAAAATGAAAAACGCAATCACCCTCATCATCGTCGCCGCTGCCCTTGCCGCGTGTAGCAAGAACGAAGTTAGCTTCAACTCTTTGGAAGAAGCCAAAGGCACAGCGCGTGAGAACGCTATGTGGAACGCGCAGAAATACCGCCAAGAGAATGTCCTGCTTAAAGGCTGGGACATTGTGGGCCGAGGCGACTCTTCACAGGACAACGCTTGCCCTCAAGGCGATGGCTGGGCGACAATGGAGTTTGTCAACCCAGAGAAGAATCGTATCGTGAAGGTCAAGTGCTCCACCGTGTCAGCCAACACCGGCTGCTTGGAAGACGCAGACTTTAAATCGAAGCCTTTTGCGGCGGATGACGGTCATTGTCAGCCTACCAACAAGGTGCCGTACCCACTGCCAAAGATCGCCAAATGAGTACCGTTGGTATTTTTGCAGGACGTGGTGACGTTATCGTTGCCATGGGGCTGGCGCTGCTGATCGGTGTTTGGGTCGGATGGCAAACACAACGCTTTGCGGCTTGGCTGCAAAGCAAACGAAAGTAAAGAATCGGGGGCGGGTAACCCGGCAACCAAGGTGGTCATGGAACTGAATCTGTAAGCCAGTATCCCATGCCCCGCCCCCACCTAAACCACTATGGCCTATTCACAAAAAATCATTGACGACGTAGCGAAGACCCCCAAGTCTCTGGGCAACCAGCTTGGGCGGTGGGCCATCCACCTAGACTTTCCCGTCACAAAGATCGCCATCGCCCTTGGCGTATCTCGGCAGACCGTTTACAACTGGTTCACTGGCACTGAAGTGTTCGTGGCCTACCGTAACCGCGTCGAATTCCTTACAAAAATAATGCAGACCTCACGGGATGCAGACACAGCATGGAGAAGAATATGTCAAGAATACAACCTCGAACCTTGAGCACACAGGAGTTGATCCGCTTTTGCGCGGACTTCATTCAAGACGAGGACGGCTTGCCTAAAGAGTGGCAGATCGAGCTGCTGCGCCGCATCACTTTGCTGGCCCCAGAGAACGAGCACCCCGCGCAAGACCCACGTCAACGCGACCTGTTCCTGCAAAACTAAACTCAAGGATCGTAATGGAACCGCTTGATTTTTTAGCGGCTGTTCTGCCGTCTCCGCAATACGGGAGATACTGTGTGGCAGAGTTCACAGCGAGAAAAGAGCATGTGTTTACGAACACGCTCGCGGAGACACAGGAGCCAGTAGCGCGGTGGCTGGCCAAAAAGAACGACATCTACTTTGCCCTCTCCACTTTTGGTGAGGAGAACAACCGCACTGCGGCCAACGCACAGTACGTCAAGGCCATGTTCATCGACATGGATGGATACGCTTCCAAGAAGGACGCAGCCCAAGCCCTCAACGCCTTTATGGAAAAGACAGGGCTTGCTGATCTGGGCACGCCTTGGATCGTGGGTTCTGGCGGAGGACTGCACTGCTATTGGCCGTTGACTGAGGCTATCCCAGTAGAGACATGGAAGCCCGTGGCGGAGAACTTCAAGCGCCTGTGCAAGCAAGAGGAGATGGCGATCGACATGACCGTGACGGCTGACGCCGCCCGTGTCTTGCGTGTGCCGGGCACAACCAACTTCAAGAAGAAGTACCCAACGCCGCGCCCCGTGCGCCTACTGAGTGAAGGCGACACGTTTGACTTTTACCAGTTTGCGGACCTGCTGCGCAGCAAATTAGTAGGCTCGATCTACGAGGCCACGGACACGGTGCCCAAGCTGGAGCTACCCGGGGCAAGGCCAACGGCTTCGACCAACGCAACGAGCGTCAAGCTATTTGAGAACAGCAAGACTTCGTTCAAGAAAATATGGCTGGCTACCAAGGCAGGCACAGGCTGCGCTCAGATCGCCAACTACGTTGAGAACGCACAAGATGAGGGCATGGAGCCGATCTGGCGTGGGCTGCTGTCGTGGACAAAGGTCTGCTCGGACGGTGACAAGGCTGCAGTGTGGCTGAGCAAGATGCACCCATATGATGCGGACCGCATGAACCAGAAGCTGCGCGACATCAAAGGCCCGTATGCGTGCGTCAAGATGGACAGCGAGAACCCCGGCATATGCCAGACCTGCCCAAACTGGGGCAAGATAACCAACCCCCTGATCCTTGGCCGCGAGATTGACGTGGACACCAGCGAGAAGGACATCGAGGTTGTGGTGCAGGCCGAAGGCTACGCTGCACCAAAAGAGGTGGTGAGGGTGCACCGCCCGACACCCCCACGCGGATACGCTTACGGCACAAACGGCGGCATCTTCATGGAGCGCATGGTCGAGGACGAAGAAGGCGGCAAGTCCAAGAAGCAGGTCATGCTGCTGCCCTACGAGTTGTTTGTGGTGGACATCCTCAACAGCAACAGTGAGCACACGGTGCACATGCTGGCGCTCAAGCCTGAAGGCGCTGTAAACATAACGATGCCGCAGAAGGCTGTGGTCAGCAAGGACGAAACCGTCAAGGCGCTGGCAAGCCAGAACATCGTAGCCGCATTTGGTTCCGGCAANGACAAGAACCTATTTGAATATGTGAGAGCTTGCGTGGAAGAATCCAGTACAAACAAAGCAGCAGTCGTTGTCCCATCTAGCTACGGCTGGCAACCCGATGACTCCTATGTGTTCGCAGGGCGTATCTTTACCAAGAACGCACCGCCCGTTAAAGTGCCCATGCCGGGACTGGAGAACATCACCGTCAACACCGAGCCACGCGGAACGATGGAGGCGTGGAAAGCATTCCCCAATATGCTCATTCAGCGCAAGATGTGGAACCACTTAGCCATCATGCTGGCGGGTATCTCGGCTCCGTTGATGCGATTCACTGGTATCTACGGCCTGACGTATCACTGCGCCAGCACGGAGTCCGGTACGGGCAAGACGCTGTCACTGGAGGCAGCAGCATCGTTCTGGGGTCACCCCACCCACTACCGCACAGGTAAGAGCACATCGCCTGTCGCCATGCAGCAGCGCCTTGGGTTGTTGAACAGCCACCCGCTCATCACCGATGAGATCACTTCCAAGAACCGCACAGACTTTGAATGGCTCCCTGAGTTTCTGCTGGACATGACAGAAGGCCGAGGCAAGGAGCGTATGGAGTCCGGCTCCAACAAAGAGCGCTTGAACTTGTCGACATGGATGACGATCTGCTTGATGTCATCGAACACACACGTTGTGGACTACCTGACAGGTGGGCGTAAGCACTCATCCGAGGGTGAGCTGCGCCGATTGATTGAGTTTGTCCTTGACCAAGAGTTGTCATGGGAGGCGCATGAGCTGGAGATCATTAAGTCTTTGCAGCACAACTACGGGCATGGCGGCTACGCTATGGCTGAGTACATGGCGAAGAACGTGGATAAATTCCCCGAGCTGGTCCGCACCTGCGTGAAGAACATGTACACCGAGTTCAAGGCTACCAACGACGAGCGATTCTGGATGGCAGGTATTGGCGCTGTCGTGGCAGCGATCATCGTCCTCAAGGATGCAGGCATCATTGAAATCCCGGTCAAGCCCATTCTTGCTGCTTTCAAGAAGGCGCTGGATAACATGCGCGTCAGCATGAAGGTTAGCGCCCGTACCGCAGAAGATGTCTTGAACGCTTTCACCCGCGACAACTACGGCAGCTTCGTGGTTATCAAGCCCGGCCATGGTGGGTTGATGGCTGAGTTGGGAAGCGGTGGGCAGATTGACCAGTCGATTACCCGCAACAAGGTGCTGGGACGCGTGGAGCACGAACTTAAGAACGGTGTGATTGACTACTTCATTGAGGAGCAGGTGCTCAAGTCCTACTGCGCATCGATGAGCTTTGGGTACACTTCGCTTAAGCGTGGGCTGGAGGATATGTTCTCGGTTGAATACATGAAGAAGGACATGATGGCAAAAACCAAAGGTCCGCAGATGCGGGTACAGGTGATGAAGATTCGCCGCAAGGTAGGAGACTTAGATGAAGGCATCCTTAATCCGGTTCCCGTGGAGCAAAACTGAAAAGGGGCAGGGGTTCTTCGTCCCCTGCCTCGACACGCAAGCCATCCGCACACTAGGTCTGCAAAAGGCTGTCTCCCTAAAGATACTGGATGCACGGGCTCACCCGTGCATCCGTAACGGTTTCATTGGGGTGTGGTT